GCTTGAGCTTCCGCCCATTCACGGTCGCATCGACAAAGGTAGGCCCCGACACCGGCGTCGCGCGGTTGAACCCTTCGAGACCTTTGACGGGCGCGACCTGCGATATCCCCTGCGGCCGCGCCCAGGCGTAGACCGCAGCGGTTTCATACCCGGTGTCGATGGCCAGCTTGGCAAGCGGCATAACCGCGCCGTTCTCATGCACCCAGGTTTGACCGAGCAGCTCTGTCAGCGCTTGCCAGCAAGCGGGATCACCAGGGCCGCCCGGAATGACGATGTGATCGACCAGCCAGCTCTCCAGACCTCGACCCCAGGCCCAGACGTCGACCTCGATCCGGTCCTTTTGGACGTCCGCCCCTGCGGTCAGGAACAACCCACACATCGGAACTTGCGCCGCATAGGCCTCGCGCCGATCCGCCAGCCGCTGCCATTCGGGCGCATCGCCACTCTCGACCCAAGTCTCGCCAAGGAGCGTGTTCCGCGCCGCGCGCAGCATTTCGTCCGAACCCTGCGCCGCCAACCAGTCTCGCGCGATCTGTTCCCAGCTTTTCCAGCCGATCGGCGAATAAAGTGCCGAGAGATGGAACCCAATCGCATTTGGATCGGCACTGGTCGCCGTTGCACGCCATTCGCCGCGTGCCAGCATGTCCGTCTTGTGGTGCTCCGCGATAGGGCGCTCGCATCCCTCGCAGGCGTAGGCTGCGGTTTCCGGCTTTCCTTTCGCCCAGCGCAGCCTCTCGAATTGCAACCACTGCCTATGGCCGCAATGCGGGCAGGGCACGAAATACCGCCGCTGGTCGCTGGCCTCGAACTCGCGCTCGATCCGGCTCAGCCCCCGGATCGTAGGCGTCGATACCATGAACACCTTGCGCCGATGCGCGAAGGTTGTGGTGCGCGCCTCTGCCAGCGTGACTGGGTCGCCCTCCTCGTCGGCCGAGGCCGGATAGGCATCGACCTCGTCCAGAAACACATAGCGCGCCGGCATCGATCGCAGGCCGGTGGCCGAATTGGCACCCGTCAGCACCAGAATGCCGCCGGGGAACTCCTTCGACAGCATCGAATTGCCCGCATCCCGCGAGCGCGCCGGCTGAACGCGTTCTTTCAGCGCCGGGCTGTCCTCGATCAGCGGATCGATCCGACCGCGCGAGGTGCGCTTGGCCATCTCCACGGTTGGCAGCACCGCCAGCATGGGGCCGGGCGCGTGATGGATCACGAAGCCGATCCAGTTATTGCCCGCTTCCGTGGCCCCGACCTGCGCGGCCTTCATGAAGCTGATGCGCTGCGCCGGGTGCCTCGGGCTTAGCGCATCCATGATCTCGCGCAGATAAGGGGCACGGGCCGTGCGATATCGACCAGGTTCTGCTGCCGCGCGCGACGACAGCCAGCGATGCTTGTCTGCCCACTCTGAAACCGTGAGGTCGGCGTCCGGTCGCATTCCCCGCCGCCAGGCGCGCAGGACGTCCTGGGCACCGTCAAACCCGAGATCGAGGCCTTCGGTCAGGTCGTGGTCATCTTCCCCTTCCCTGTCATGCAAGCGAGACCCTGAGGTCGGCCAGGGCGTCGAGCTGCTCTCGGACATGGGTTTCCAGCACCCTCTGTAAGATCGCAGTCTCGATCGTCACGGGTCTGCCCGATGCCTTCTCCATCTCTGCGGATAACTGCGCGGCCATGAGTGCTGCCACGCGGGTGGGCCAGGTGACCCAGGTGTCGCGCTCCTGGCGCGCGAGGCGAAACACCAGCGTCTCGGCGCGCGCACGGTCTACCAGTACGCCCTTCTTCTTCTGGATCGAGAGCTGGCGTTCCTGCGCCTGGTAAACGGTCAGCGCCGTGCGGGCCTTGATATAGGACGTGTTGTCGCCGGGGCCGGAGACGGCACTGGGAGCCATCGTTGGGCTCTCACCACCCGCGCCAAGCCCGCCCCGTGACCGTATCTGCTGGTCTGGATCGGTCATGCTGCCGCGCCGCGCGTCCGAGGCGGCGGCATTAATCGACCCATCTGCGAAGAGCACCAGCCGTCCGGTCTTGCGCGCCTTTTGGACCGCCCCGCGCGAGAGGCCCGCGTGCTCGGCATACGCGCGTTCGGACAAACCTTCCATGGTGTTTAGATTGGCCTCAACATATTGGAAATAAACAGTAAAAACGATCTATTTGAGTTGATTACACTCCCCGATAGAGCGATTCATGGGTCCAGAAAGCGGGTGCATCGTACCGTGTAAATACCGATCGGAGAGAGCCATGCGGGCACAGGAGAAGATGGGTCACAGCTCGATGAGTGAAGGGTGGAGGGAACACACCAGCCCCGCCCAGGAACGGGTGAACTGGGTGATGGACGAAGTGATGTCGGGGCGGATGAGCCAGGCCGACGGGATGGTCCAGATGGCCCGCGCCCAAGAGATGATGCGCGAGGAAGCCCGCGCGCGAACCACACACCCCGAACACCGCTGGGAGGACTGACCATGGCACGCCGCAAGCCCGCTGATCCCAAGGCCACCCGCGATGCTGAGCTTCTTGCGATCGCCCAGCGCCAGTTCCGCATCGAGACGCTGGAGACCCAGAACTGGGACCGGCTGGATTTCCACGATGTCGCCGTCTGGTCCATCCGCGCGGCGCTCGAGGAAGCCTTTGAGGCTGGACGTCGCGCAGGCGCATCGGAAACCCAACACTGAAAGGATCTGACCATGACTGCCATCACCACCATCCGTATCGATCACGCTGCCCTGCCAAACCACTTTGATCGCTCGCGCCCCGACGCGGTTGCCGAGGTCATCGAGGCCGAGCTGCGCGACGCAGGGATCATGGCCGCGGCCTCTGACGTGATTTCGCACATCAAGATCGAACTGCCGACCACCCAGCTTGCCGCCGCTAGCACCCTGCTGGCGTGCCTCCAGCTGATCTGAGGGCGCGACGATGAGCACACGCGCGCAGATCGCAATTCAAATCGGCCCCGAGGAATGGGCCCACACCTACGTCCACTTCGACGGTTATCCGTCCCACATGCTGCCCGCACTGGCTGCATGGACGCCCGAGCAGATCCTCGCCGCCCGCGAAATCCGGCAGGTCCGGGCTGATGCGCTGGACTGTTTTGATCCGCCCCGAGCGCCCCGCATCCTGCCGCGCCCAACTTGCGAACTGTCCCATCTCTACGTCTGGCAGGACGGTAGATGGGTCGACGCGACGGCCTCTGCGGATTGATCATAAAGCAAGGTTATTACTCTGATTTTGCTACGTTAATCGGCCAGTCAGAGCGAATGTGATCGCACCAAAACGATGCAACTCACCTGAAAGGCCAAAGCCATGACCGACGCCACCGCCACCTTGATCGCCGACTTCCGCGCCGCCGCAGAAGAGATCGAAGCCCGCCTCGCGCCCAGCGCCTGCGCCACGATCGCCTCGCACAACTGGATCGTCATCGACGACTTCGGCCCCCTGACCTTCACGCTCGCGCCTGAGGACAAGAAACACCGCGCCACCTGCACGGGTCATGGCAGCGCCCACAAGGTCAACCGCTTTACCCGTGAGGACGCCGAGCGCCTCGCAGCCGCCTGCAACGCCCGCGCCGCCTTCTGGGCGGACGCCGCGCGCGAAGAGGCAGCGACGCTGCGGAGCCATATCGCCGCGCTCGAAGCTCTCAGCGCCGCCTGAGCCTTAACCGGCGGGGCCCAGCGCCCCGACCGCGCCCATCACGAGGATCCCGACCATGACCACGCACCCCTGCCTTCCCAGCCGCAACGAGGATTACGGCTTCTTCCGCACCCTGACCGTCTGCCCAGAGCGCGACCGGCGCAGCGCGGAGGTCTGGACGCTTGCCTCGCGCCTGATCGCCGAGGCTATAGGCGCCAGCGGCGAAGACGAGATGATCGGCATCCGCGACTTTCTCGACAGCCGGATCGGCCGCCATTTCGCTGACGATGTCGTCGGCAACATGACGGGCTGCAATATCGGTCTCGAGCCCGCCATCGCCGCTGCGATCCGCCGCTGGCAAGGCTGGCGCATCGACCGCAAGGCCGAGCGCGAGCACGGCATCCCATCTGGGCTGCCGTATCTGACGGGCTGGGTGCAGCACTTCGCCGTCACCGCCGCGATGGCTGAGAGCGATTGACCCATCCCCGACATCCCTATCACGACAGGAGGCGACAATGCCCAAGCTAACCGATACCCAGACCATTATCCTCAGCCGCGCGGCCACGCGCCCTGATAATCTGGCCATGCCGTTGCCCGAGGGGCTTGCTGGTGCCGCGGCCAAGATGGCGGTGGCCAAGATGATCGAACGCGGCTGGCTCGAAGAGGTTGAGGCCAATCTGCGTCGTGGCGATCCGCTCTGGCGTGAGACCGGCGATGGTCACGGCACCACGCTGATCGCCACCGAAGCTGGCCTTGCAGCGATCGGCATCGAGCCCATCGTCGCAACGACCATGACCAATCTGCGCAAGGTGAAGCTTGAACTGGCCTTGGCGCCAAAGAAGACCGCCGATACATCGACCGATGCTGATGCGCCCAAGCCCGTCACGATCCGTACCGGCACCAAGCAGGCGCAGATCATCGCCCTTCTGCAGCGACCTGAGGGTGCATCCATTACCGAGATCGTCGGAGCAACGGGCTGGGCTGCACATTCCGCCAGAGGCATGATTTCGGGCGGCCTGAAGAAGAAGCTTGGCTTTGATGTAGCCACGACGTCAGACGAGCAGCGTGGGCGGATTTATCACATTCGGGTATCAATATGAAGTTCTGGCCTTTCTGATCGCATCCATATGTTGATCTGACCGTGCGAATCGAAACCT